CTCCGGCGAGATCCCGGGGACAGGACGCTTCAACGACACCGTGCGCGCCTTGCCGGAATGCCACATCGCCGAGAACGCCCATGGCGAGATCGACACCGTGTTCAGGCGCTTCACCCTAACGCCGCGCCAGGCGGTCGAGATGTTCGGTGAAGCCGTAAGCGCACGCGTCCGCAAGGCCGCCGAGGCCAATACCGTCGAGCGCGTGGCCTTCCTCCACGCCGTCTTTCCGCAGCCCGATCCCGCACAGGCCGCCGCCAAGCCATTTGCCTCGGTCTATGTCGAGGAAGATCACGCGACGGTGGTAGGCCAGGGCAGCTACTTCGAGATGCCCTACCAGGTCCCGCGCTGGACGCAGGCTGCAGGCGAAGCCTATGGCCGCGGCATTGGTGACCAGGTCCTGCCGGATGTGCGCCTGCTGGTGCGGATGGAAGAAACCGTGCTCAGGAGCGCCGAACTCATGGCCGACCCACCGATGGCGGTTCCCGACAAGGGCCTGTCCCGTGGCGCGCACACGCGGCCGGGCGGGATCACCTATGGCGCGCTCGACCACGAAGGCCAGTTGCGCATCAAGCCGATCTACACCGGCGCCAACCCGGCCATGGCGCTCGAGTTGATTGCCGAACGCCGCCAGGCCGTCCGCGATGCCTTCCAGCTTTCGCTGATGCAGATGTCGTCCGGCCCGAACATGACGGCGACCGAGTTCATGGCCCGGCACGAGGAAAAGCTGAGGCTGCTAGGGCCCAATCTCGGCCGCATCCAGAGCGAGTTCCTCTCGCCCCTCATCCGACGCCGCTTCGGCCTCCTGCTGCGCGCAGGACGCCTGCCGGAACCGCCCAAAGAAATGCGGGGACAGGACCTGAAGGTGGAATACGTCTCGCCGCTCGCCCGCGCACAGATGGCATCGGAAGCCCAGGCCGTCAGCCGCCTCTATGACAGCATCGGCCCGGCCGCGGCGGTCTCGCCTTCCGTCATCGACAACATCGACCACGACGAGGCGGTGCAGGTCATGGGTCGCGGCTGGGCCGTGCCCGCGCGTATCATGCGCGGTGCCGACCAGGTGCGGGACATGCGGCTGCGGGCAGCAACCGTCGTCTAGTTACCCCGCCGCGCCGTGACCTCGATCTCGATCTTCATGCGCGGATCGGCCAAGCCCGCGCTGAACATCGTCGCCGCCGGACGCACATCGCCCAGATGCTTGCGCAGCACCGGCCAGCAGGCCGGAAAGTCGTCTGCCACGGGCAGGATGTAGTGCACGCGCACGACATTCTTCAGCGAGGCACCCGCCTGCTGCAGCGCTTTCGCGATGTTGAGGAAGCACTGGTCGGCCTGCACCGCGACGTCGTCGGAAATCGTCATCGTCTCGTAGTCAAAGCCCGTCGTGCCCGACACGAAGATCCAGTCGCCGTCCACGACGGCGCGTGAATACGCCATGTCACGCTCGAAAGGAGAACCCGAAGAAATGTGCTGAACCATGAACCTGTGCCTCGCCCCTGTGCCTTGCCATTGTCCGACCCGCTTCATAGGGCGGGCGGAACGCTGCAGCAATGCAGCACCTGACACACCAACCGGAGAAACTGATGAAATCACTCCCCGACCTTCTGTCCCTCCTGTGGGGACGACCAACCGCCCGGCGCGTGGCGGACGACTATCGCGCCCTGTGCAGCAACCATCCGCTCTTCCTCAGGGACATTGCGGTGTTCTGCAATGCAGCCGCCCCGATCATCGGCACGTCCGGCTTCGAGCGCGGCATTGAGGAGGGCAAGCGCCGCGTCTGGCTGCACATCGCACGCCTCGCAGCCCTGCAGCCGCAAGACTTCGTTGAAATCACCGACAGGGAAACAACACATGAATGAAGTGAATGAAACCGTGGCGCCGGAAGCGCCGGAGACGGCCTGGATCGGACAGCTCGCCCCAGAGCTGCGCCAGCTCGTTGAAACCAAGGGCTATCGCTCGCCGGCCGACGTCGTGCAGGCCTATGCGCATGCCCAGCGCGCCATCGGCACCGGGAAGATCCCGGTTCCACGCGATGGCGTGTGGGATGAAGTGGCGCGCGAACGCCTCGGCATCCCGGGAGAGCCCGCGGGCTACCAGCTGGCCCGCCCGCAACTGCCCGAGGGCGTACCCTATGACGAAGCCTTCGAGCAGGCCGCACTGCCCGTGGCGCACAAGCTCGGCCTCATGCCGCATCAGGTGCAGGGCCTCCTCGACTTCTACGCCACCCACCAGGCCGAGGCCTTCGCCACGGTGGGACGCACGCGCAACGACGAAGAGGCGCGCGCCAGCGAAGCGCTGAAGGGCGAATGGGGACCCGACTACAGCCTGAAACTGACGCAGGCCGCGCGGGCGGCGAAGTACTTTGGGGGAGAAGACCTCGTGGCCTTCCTCAACGAGAGCGGGCTTGGAAACAATCCGCACCTCATCCGCGCCTTCGCGCGCGCGGGCGCGTCGCTGGCCGAGGATACGCTGAAAGGCGACTCAGGGGCGCTTCAGGGCCTGGCACCCGGCGACGCCATTCGCAGGGCGAGGGAACTCATGGCCAGGCCGGCTTATGTGAAGCGGGATCATCCGGATCATTTTGATCTGGTCGAGCAGGTGCGCACGATGTTCGAGCGCGCCTACATGAAGGAAGGCGACTAGGAGGCTGTCGAGGACGAGTCCGTCGGGTCGCTCTTGGCAGTGTCCTTCTTGCGCTTGGACGAGGTGCGCGCCTTGCGTGCTTCTTCCTTCGCGGCCTGGCGGCTCGTTACTTCCGTCTCGATCAGCGGGACGAGAATTTCAGCCGTCTTCTTCTGGATCGCGGTACCCGAAGCCTGGAGGCGTCGTGCATTCGCGAGAAGGGAATTCAGTTCCGCATCAGCCATGGCCGGAATGCGGCCAGAGATGTCATGCACGACCGGAATCTTCGGCGGCTCGGCGCTGTGGTCTTTTTCTTTGGGCTTGTCCCTGTCTTTTCTCAATGCACCAGGCTCCTTCTAAAAAACAAGGCGGCCCCGAACCGTTTCGTCCGGCGGCCGCCCCCAAAACTGCTTGAACTGCGTGGCGCCGTTAGGCGGCCTTCAGGTTCACAGCCTTTGGCCCACGCGTGTCGGCTTCCGTGTCGAAGCTGACGCGCTGACCTTCGCGCAGACTTCTCAGCCCAGCGCGCTCGACAGCTGTCGCGTGGACGAATACGTCCTTGCCGCCGCCATCAGGCGTGATGAAGCCGAATCCCTTCGACTCGTTGAAGAATTTTACCGTTCCGGAATGCGAGGCCATGTACTTGATCCTAGGTCTGTATGTTTGGCACGGGCGAAATGCCCAAGCCGATTGGAACAGCGGAACGATGTTTTGCTTGAAGGGGGGGAGCCTGGCCTGCGCAGCCACCGTGCTGCAGAGCGCTAGTGTCTAGGCATTCCCGGTCCGCACCTCAAATCGTGCAGCCGTCACAGCACTTAACTTACATGCAATAGCCTCAATAGGCAAGGAAACCCTAAGGTAGCGCGCGCAGCCGCAGGAATGCGCCACGAACGCGCGTGGCTACCCGAATCTTAACAATTGCGGACACCCGGGTGTGCGAAAGCGCACAGGCCCGCCGCACGCTTGCAAGACAAGCCGCACCGGATGTTGCGACGCACATCAAGGACGCGGTCCCGCCACGAAGGCAGGGGCACCCGCACCGCCACCAAAACAACAACAGAAACCTTTGCGGAGACATTCACATGTCAACTCAGATCACCACGGCGTTCGTCAGCCAGTACGCGGCGAACGTCACCATGCTGGCCCAGCAGAAGGGCTCGAAGCTCAGGGATGCGGTTCGCGTCGAGAACGTGACCGGCAAGCAGGCCTTCTTCGACCAGATCGGCGCGACGGCCGCCCGCCGCCGGACCTCCAGGCACGCGGACACGCCGCGCATGGACACGCCGCACGCCCGCCGGCGCTGCTCGATCGATGACTTCGACTGGGCCGACCTCATCGACCAGGAAGACAAGCTGCGCATGCTGATCGACCCGACCTCGACCTATGCCCGCAGCGCCGCCAATGCGATGGGGCGCGCTCTGGACGAGGTCATCGTCGACGCGATGCGCGGTGTCGCCTTCACAGGCGAGAACGGCTCCACCGCCGTGCCCTTTCCGGGCGCGCAGCGCCTGCCGTCGCTGGGCGCCGGCCTGACTATCGGAAAGCTCATCCAGGCCAAGAAGGCGCTGGATGCAGCCGACATGGACAGCGACGGCCGCTTCATTGCCGTGACGTCCGAACAGCTCGAGGACCTGCTGAACACGACGCAGGTCACCTCAGCGGACTTCAATACCGTCAAGGCGCTGGTGCAGGGCGAACTCGAGACATTCCTCGGCTTCTCCGTCATCCGGGTCGACGGCACGCGCATCGACGGCACGAAGATCCTGCCGATCATCTCCGGCGCCGAACGCGCCTGCCTCGCCTGGCAGCGTGACCAGGTTGTGCTGGGACTGGGCCAGGAGCCTTCAGCCCGCATCACCGAGCGCCCCGACAAGAACTACGCGACGCAGGTCTTCTACTCGATGTCCGCCGGTGCCACGCGCATGCAGGAAAACGGCGTCGTCGAAATCGCCTGCGTTGAATAACGCACACCGACAACTAAAGGAAAATCATCATGCCTACCTTTTACGGCGCCTTCACGGCGCCCCGCGGGAGCACGCCTCCCGGTCTCGTGGATGGCAGCGTGCAGGGCGGACGCGTCCGCGTTCACCGCGAGAGGATCACGCTGGCCGGACAGACACCGGCCGACCAGATCGTGCTCGCCTTCCCTTCGGCCGGCGAGACGTTCCTGTGCGGAACGATCACCTCGGACGTGTCTCTCGGAACCGCCCAGGTCTCCGTCGGAATCGCGGGGACACCCGGAAAGTACCGGGCCCCGGCGGCGCACACGCTCATCGACACGCCCGTCAATTTCGGTCGGGCTGCAGCGCAGGCCACGCGCCTGGCCAGCGATGAGACCGTGCAGCTCTCGATTGCCACGGCAGCCCTGCCGCTGGCCGGGACGCTGATCGTCGACCTCTACTTCGCCCAGAGCTAGCGCAACACGCCACCCCGCAGGCCGGAAATCCTGCGGGGTGGACCGTAACAGGAAAGGAAACCCATGCCCGCCTTTGGTGAATATTCGGAAGTTGCGATCTGCAACATGGCGCTTGCCGAGATCGGCCGCGGCGCCGAAATCGTCTCGCTCGACGAGAAGAGCGAAGCCGCGCGCGCCTGCCGCCGCCGCTATCCCTACGCCCGCGACGCCGTGCTGAGGAGTTATGACTGGAACTTCGCGACGCAGCGCGCGAGCCTGCCGGCTTCCGCGGACAAGCCCGCCTTCGGCTACGCTGCCGCATTCCCGCTGCCGGCAGACTGCCTGCTCGTGAGGGCCGTACATAATCCCGGCAATGTCTCGTGGGAGGTCGAGCAGCGCGCCATCCTGGCCAGCGCACCAGCGCCGCTGCTCGTATCCTACACCGCCCGCGTGACCAATCCCGCCACCTTCGACGTGCTGTTCACCGATGCCCTCGTGACGCGCCTTGCGGCCGACTTGGCAGTGCAACTCAGCGACAGCCAGTCCCGCGCCACGAGCCTCTACCAGCTCTTCCAGGCCAAGCTCGCAGACGCCCGCCGCCGCGATGCAGATGAAGGAGGCACGCAGCGCCACACGCGCGGCCGCTGGCTCGATGGACGCTTTGACCAAGGCTACGTGCCCGCCGGCGAAGAGGCATGACATGCGCCAGTCAACAAGCCAGTTTTCATTCTCTGCCGGAGAACTCTCGCCACGCCTCTTTGGACGGACCGACCTGCAGAAACATGCCAGCGGCGCCGAGCTGGTCGAGAACTTCATCATTCGCCCGGAAGGCGGACTGATGCGCCGCCACGGGACGCGCTTCGCCGGTGCCGTGCGTGATCCGCTGACCAGGGGGCGCCTGATCCCCTTCGTCTTCTCGACCGTGCAGGCCTACATGCTGGAATTCGGGGACGGCGTCATCCGGGTCTGGAAGGACGGGGCACCCGTAACCTCCCTGTCGCGGCCGGTTCTCGAC